GCAGCCTTAGCATCTTCTGCCTCTTGAGCAGCTTTAGCATCTGCTGCATCTTTAGCAGCCTTTGCATCAGCAGCGTCTTTAGCGGCTTTAGCGTCAGCAGCATCTTTAGCATCCTTGACGGCCTTGTCTGCTTTAGCTTTAGCGTCAGCAGCATCTTTAGCTTCTTTATCTGCTTTAGCCTTAGCGTCAGCGGCATCTTTAGCATCCTTAGCGGCCTTGTCTGCTTTTTCTTTAGCTAAGTCAGCAGCGGCTTTCTCTGCGTCTGCTTTAGCCTTAGCTTCTTCTGCGGCTTTTTTAGCCTTAGCATCTCTAGCATCTTGATCTGCTTTTTCTTTAGCTTCTGCTGCATCTTTAGCAGCCTTGTCAGCTTTAGCTTTAGCTTCTTTAGCAAGTTTATCAGCCTTATCTTTAGCATCTTTAGCAGCTTTATCAGCAGCATCTTTAGCTGCTTTATCCGCTTTAGCCTTAGCATCAGCAGCGTCTTTGGCAGCCTTAGCATCAGCAGCGTCTTTGGCAGCCTTAGCATCAGCAGCGTCTTTGGCAGCCTTAGCATCAGCAGCGTCTTGAGCAGCTTTAGCGTCTGCTGCATCTTTGGCAGCCTTAGCATCAGCAGCATCTTTGGCAGCTTTAGCGTCAGCGGCATCTTTAGCAACTTTAGCATTTTTTAGATCAACCTCTATGACAGATAACGCTATTCTACGAAGTTCATTTGAGGGTAATTGTCTGTAAAATGAAACCCTCCCAGTCGGACTCATCATACCTCCAAACATTTCACTAATTTTTTTTGGGATTAAACCCTCAATATAATCATTAGATACACCGTATGTTTCTATAAGCCTTTTGAGAAAAGAATCTTCTACAGGCTTTTTATTAGAGTAATCTGGAGGAATTATAGGCGTTGGCGGTAGAGGTTCAGGCTCTGGAGTTGCTATAGGCTCTGGAGTTGCTATAGGCTCTGGAGTTGCTATAGGCTCTGGAGTTGCTATAGGCTCTGGAGTTGCTATAGGCTCTGGAGTTGCTTTCTCATCATCTACAGAATTTAATATATTTGTTATGTCAATATTAAATTGTTCTTCTTCCTCTTCTACAGTTGTACCAGCAACAGCAGCAGCAATATTATTGATATATGGGTTAAAGTCTGGTGTTGCACCTGTATATTTTCCTGTTGTTGTTGATGATCCTAGAGTACCTGAGGCGTTTATAGCTGCTGTGGCAGTTCCTAAAGGAGTTGCTCCATATAGTGCTTGAAAACTGTTAGGTGGCAAAGTAAAAGCTGTTTCGATAACTGTATTTAAAGTTTCACCGTTAGGTAAAGGTAATTTACCTATAGGTAGCCCTCCCATTAAAGCAGCTTTTGCAGGATCTCCTCCTAACACAGCAGCAACAGATGCTTGGGTTGCCATACTCGCCGCTGTTCCTTCTGCAAGCGCAGCACCAACAACCTCCCTTGCCGACAGAGGAACACCAGCCTTAGTTAATCCTATGTTAACTGCATTAAAAGCTGTGTTTACTCCTGCTCCCATTATATGAGAAAGAACATATGCTTTTCCTATATCTACTGCAATATCAAAAAAAGAAGGATCTTTAACTTCAAGAGTTCTTATTTCAGCAAAACTAAAAGGATCATAAAGATAAGTAGAGCCATCATCAGTCTGGCGAACAGGTGTAATATCATATTTGTGGTAAAGAGCCTGTAGCATAGGGTCACTATTGTAAGCACTCATTAGTGCTTCTTGATAGTCTAAGCCTTTAGTTGCCTGTAGATAAGGTATCTGATCTTTTAAAATAGGCTCTACAAGAGAATGAAATTGTTGTAATTTTGCGTCAGAAGATTTAGTATGAGTATTTAAAGCGCCTCCAAAGTCAGATCTTTTTAAGTTTTGTGCTTTTGCTCTAACGTCATAACCATAGAAAGAACTTAGAGCACCTTCTAAATCTTGAATAGAGCTTAGGTTTTGTATAGCTCCAAAAGCTTGCTGTGTTTTATCTATAGTAGAAGCAGTATTTCCAAAGTTACTTAAGTAAGCAGGAGCGTCTCCTATAAAACCACGGTACTCTTTTTCACTAATTTTTCTTACGTCTGCTGGGGGGTTATATTGATAACCGCTGTATGCTCCTCCCTCCCCATAATCAGCTATGTTTTCTAGTACAGCGGTGTCAGAAAAAGCAGGATTAGTAGCTCTAAATATATTATCGTAATAATTATCTACTGCATCTACATCATTTATAGCAAAGTAATCTGCTCCCTCTTCTAAAGTATTACGATAGTCTAAAAGAGGATTAGCAAGAGAAGAGTACACTGGCTGTACTTCAGGGATAGACGCAGTATACGTTGGAAAAGAACCTGTGTTAACTAAGTCATCTATACGGCTTAAATCTATATTACCAAGGTTTATCAACCTATTTACCCCAAGTAGACAAGGTTTTAATACCAAAACTTGCGGCTATGGCACCGCCTAAGAAGGCTTTGTAGTAATCAGGCATAGTAGACAATACAGTAAATCCTTGTTCAACGTAGGGAACCATAGAAGGTATGAAAGCTCCTATTAGTGGCAAACTTAAAACTACAGCAAACCACTCATCTTTCCATGAGGTTTGAGACGCAGCGGCCTGTTGAGTTTCCCAATCACCGTCTTGTGTAATACGGCGTATTTTAGACTCATGTACAGCTTGCTTTTCAGCAGCTTTATTTTTAAGGAAAGTACCAGCTAAGTTAGCTATAGGGCCAATAAGAGCTTGCAGCATAATACACTCCTTAAAGATAAAGCTAAGGGGCTACCGTAGTAACCCCCAGCTAAACAGTTGTTACTTAGGAACAACCAAAGTAAGTCCAGATTCAGGACGCAGTACAGCTTTACCGTACAAGGTGTCTGAAGTGAACAAGTTAGCAAGGAATTCTTGCTTGTACTGTGTTTGCGATCTAACGCCTTGCTGCTCTGCAAGAGTCAGTGCATCGCGGTGTAGTAAGAGAGCACCTAAGCTATCTACATTAGAAGCACTATTAGCAGCAGCAGTTTCAACTACAGGACAGTTAGTACTAACAAAAATACCAATACCGTATAGCTCACCAATCTGCCCTCCTGTTACTTTGCCGTTGTTAACAAAGTCAGAACTAACGTAACGGTCAATACCCATAATTGTGTTACGAACAGAAGGAGGAATAATAAAGCTACGTCCGTCCATAGGAACGTCTGCATCATCTAACTTCTGGATTAGTGCTCTAAAACCACCATCAGTAAAGATATCAGCAGGAACAACCGTGTCAGCTACATAAGTAGTTAGCGAGGATGCCCCAGCGTTAATGAAGAAAGTACCCTCATTGTTTAAGTAAGTAGAACTGGTAGTACCAGCAGCACCTAAACCAGTAGCCAAGCCGTGTAGATCTGTATCTACTTGCTTCGCAAGAGCGTATCCAGCGTCCTCTGTATAGAACTGACGCAAAGAAGATAACGCTTGTACTTCTGTAATGTCTTCAATTAAACGTGAGTACTCAAAGTGACGATCAATAGATACTTGAACTTCACCTTCCGTACTTGCTTGCACCGTTACAGCAGTCTTAGCTGATTTAGCGTGTGCATCGCCACGGACAGGCTTAGGTACATGGATTGTGTCACCTTTCTTACCCGACATAGACATCTTCTTGACTAAGTTAGCCAATACAAGATTCTTTTGGTATGCAGCAATAATCTCGTCACTCCAAATTTCTGGGATGAAAGTTGCCGCGCTAGTGTTGTCAACGAACCCGCCAGTTGCGGGATATGTGGAATCAGTCATAATAAATATCTCCTAAGATATAAGTTTATCTGACCCTTTTTTCTTGATACGCTTTCATAATTTCTGGTTGTAATGCGGCGTATCTATTAGGGTCTGTTTTCATAAGGTTAATAATGTCTGCGCGTCTATAGATTTTCTTTGGTGCAGATTCAGAGCTACCACGGGCATTGCCTGTACTAGCGGTTTTAACTGCTTGTTTACGAGCCTGTTGTTCAACCTTTGCAGTCTGTTGAACTACGTTCTGTCTTTCTTTCCAAAGACTAAATAGCTCATCAGCGGCTTCATGGTCATACTTTTGGTCTGCGTCTACAAACAATCTAGTCCTAACTTTAGATGCCTCTATCCATTCACCAAACTTAATATCCTGTAGGATAGCTTCCATATCTGGATGCTTGCCCTTTAGTTGTGCCATTGCATTGCTCTGGCGATATTGGTTTGTGACGGCTTCAGCCTCCCTAATCTTAGGATGGTTTTGAATTGCCCTGTCTACAGCCTTATCAGGGTCTGTAAAAAAATCTATTTCTTCGACTTCTTGGGGTGCTTGTTGCTCTGGCGTGAGTTGTGTTTGTATGTAGGTATCTACAACTTTACGCAGTTCACCGACTTCAGAACTTTGTCTGCCCAATAGCTTCTCAGCTTCTTGGTGCATTTGTACAAGTTCTTCAGCAGACTTGCCTTGGTATTTATCAGGGATCTGAGGTTCCTGTGGTTCAGGAGTTGCCTCTACTTGTTCCTCTTCAAACACTTCTAGTTGATCTGTGGTTTCTTCTACTGCGTCTTGACGCTCACTCTCTATTATTTTAGCCATTATTAACTCCGTACCTTAGTATTGTGGAGAACTTTAGTATAACGAAAGGGCTAACTAATGCCTTGTTTTCGCTCATATTCAATGTGTTGTTTTCTGCGTTTAGCCCATCTGTCGTGAGCATCAGGGAAATCTCCAGTGATGCCTTCTAATCTAGACCTTACGGGTGAAACAATACGTTTTGCGTCCAAGCCACAACTGCACCTAGAAGTTGTGACATCAGACTTTACTAAATCTTCAAACTTTTGCCCACAGGAGCATCTAAAATCAAACAGCCTCATCTAAAGCTTCCTCAGTGTTATCTGATTCTGCTTGCTCTTTGGCGTTATCAATCTGTGTTTCAAGATTAAAGAGTGTACCTAAGATAGCTAATTGACCTTTACGAAAATAAAGATTATTAACATCTTCAGTAAGCTCTACTGAGTTGATCTGTGTAGCATTATTCTGTAAATCAGAGATTAACTGTTTCCAGCCTTCTGACCTAAACAACGCATAGTAATTGTTAAAATATATCTCTAACTCTTGAGTCATTGTATTTTACCTTTGCAACTAAAGAATACTTGTACATCTATGTACTCATACATTATATCACACTTCTGTGTAAATGTCAAGAGTTATTTTAACTAATTTATAAGTGTGTATAGTAGGGCAAAAAGAGCCAATGGAACTACTACCACAGCTATTAATATAATCACCCCCGCTTCTCTAAGCTCTTTTATTCTAGCCTTGCGTTTAGCAATAGACTTGTTTATTTGATTCTGTCTAGCAACCCTAGCATCAGCCATAGCCTTCATAGCATTGTCCCATAACTGGGTGTTACCACTTACCAAAAAAATGTCCTTGACTTCATCAAGGGTGTCATTAATTTGCTTCTGTGTTAGCTGGTGCTGTATAGCATCAGATGCAGACAGAGACTGCGTATTTTTAATTTTCTGTAGATCATGTTGTGCCTCTCCTAGAGAACCAAGGAAGGCACTAATCTGTTGTATATCTGAAGTAGCTCCCGCTGCTTTGTTTAAGGCTGAAGTAGCAGCGTTTACCGTACTGACAATAGCTGCTAATTCTAGTATCATTAGCGGCCTCTAGAACCACCAGAAACTCTAGATTTTCGTTTCTGAGTCATCATTTGCTTGGCCTTGTTTTTCTTTTTAGGTGGTCTACCTTTTGTAGATCCGTATGTACCTGTGCCGTATGGCATTAGCTTCTCCTTGATTTAGCGCCAGAACACCTCCAACGCTTTCTTGATAAATTGTTTGGTGTATTAGGGTCATTCTGCTTTTTCTTAGGCAGACGTTTTTTAATACCTAAGCTACGCGCACAATAACTATCGCCTTTGCTAGTTCCTGCTTTTACTCTAGGGCCACCCCCTTTAGCACTACCTGCTTGACCGTAGCTAACTTTTTTACCACTAGAAGTAACTTTTACTCTAGCTTTACCTTTACGAGGAGTAGCCATTACGAAGATTTCTTAGCAGTCTTTGTAGTTTTTTTATCTGTAGCACAATTACAGGTTTTTATTTCTTTGATAACTTTCTCTAGTTCTTCAAATTTAATATTAATTTGATCTACTATTTCAGACAGTTCTGTTCTAGTTACTACCATTAGGTACTCCTTGTAGCTGTAACGCGGCTTGTTGCTGTGGTGGCTGTGGTTGTGTAGGCTGCTGTGTAGAAGTCTTTAGCCCAATTTCTTTTTCTTTTAACATAGTTTGAGCAATCTTTAACCTACGTTCAAACTCTTTATCGTCCTGATCTCCTGCTTTTAGGTTGGCTGTGATAGCTTTAATTTTGTCTATCTCAAGCTCCTGTGGGAGTAACTGTGCCTCTATAGCAATTTTCTGTGCTCTTGACTGAGACTCCCCAGCTTGACCGTTAAGGGCCGCTGTTTGTGACTGCTGGAACGCCATCTGTGCCTGTGCAGCAGCTTGTTGCATCTGCTGTTGCTCTGGTGTGGGCTGTGCGGCTTGTGCAGCCTCATCAATCTTAGCAATTAGTTCTTCACGGTTAGATACGTTCATATTGTCAATAATTGACTGTATCAAAGTATTGTACAGTGGAGATTCTGGAGACATTGTTTGCAGCAGTTGTACAAGCTGTGTTACTTCGTACTCACGGGCAATAATACCTAGAGTAGAGGTGGTGTTAAACTTGTAGTCCTTAACTGGGTAGTTCTCAGGGTCAAACTGCATATAACGACAGGCAGCTTTTTTAACAAAAGGTATTAGGAAGGATTGTTGAAAGTTAATCAATGTACGTTTGTGTCGCTTTATAATAGCTCCTAAGGACATACTAATACCAGCAGCCGTAGCGTCACCATTAATACTCCCCGCTATACCAGCAGAGTCTATAGCCCCTGTAGACATCTGTACCATCTTCTGTAGTTCAGCCGCCTGTGCAAATGTTATTTGACTAACCTGTCCAAAGTTAAAAGGATTTAGTACTGTTTTAGGATCACCATTAGTTAAGATAATTTTTCCGGGCCTAACCTCTGGCCTAGAGCCTCTAGGGAGCCGTGTAGCGTCCATAGCAAGCATTGGATGTACGGTTAAGGCTAAAGCATCTATCCGTGCTCTAAGCTCTGTATCAAGAGCCTTTTGGCTGTTATATCCTTTTTCACACACGCCTCTACCCCAGAACTTAGAGGGTACTACGTCCCAAGGAAACGCTACAATAGGTCTGTCCTGCATCATGTATGGATTTTCTTCTGCTTTTAACAGTATACCACCATTAGCAATAACAACAACAGCTTCAACGTAGTAACTTTCGTTTTCTTCTTCTTCTTCTTCTTGTTCTTGTTCATTGTTTAGCTCTAGATCAGCAATGTCCTCATCCTCACCTAAAAGTGCTTCTTTTTCACCTATTCTTAGTAGATAGCGAGGCACAAGGCCATAGTATTTAGTCAGGCGTACCTTGTCATCATCGTAGGACGTTAGGTCTTGGTCTGTCTCTAGGTCATAATCACTAGCCGCTTGGCCTACATATACGTCTCTATAGACTCCTTCTTCCTGTAGCTGCTGTACTAAATGTCTGGACACAAACTCATCCACAGCAACCCCTAAAGCGTCCTCAATGGACGTAGCAACGGGGTCAATTAGGAAGTTTTGAGGCAATATAGGGCGTAGTTTGACCACTGTACGGTCAGTTATGTTAACACCTACTGCCTGTAGCTGCCCGTCCATGATTGGTTGAGTAGCAGGAGCCATTTCTTTGACTTCCTCTAGGACTACTTCAGCTACACCTGTGCCAAATACAGCACTATTAATTAAACACTCGCCTACTTGCTTGCGTATCTGTGTTTTTTCAAAGTCCTCATGCAGTTTATTGCGTAAATACACAACGTCTTGGCTGTCTGGATCACCTAAATCATCAGTAATGTCAAAGTACTTACCTCTACCAAAGGTTGCCTCCTCTAACTCTGCTACACTGGACTCTACAGCTTGCTGAAGTGCAGGGCTAATGATTCTAGAGCGTTCACTTTTCCTATCAGAGTCCTGTGCTACCCATTGTCCACGCCAAAGTCTGTAGTATTCTTCAAATCTTTCTGAATAGTTAGACTCATAGCTATCTCTCCATGAGTCACACTTAGACATAACCCAGTTTTCTAAGTGTTCGTCAGCCATTAAGACATCATTATCGCCGTAGTCCATTATTTACTACCCCGTAACTTCTTATTTTTAGCGGTTTTGGCTGCTTTTTTAAACTGTCCTGCTGTGGGAGCACCTTTACTACCCGCTTTACGCATTTTTTCACCTGAACCCGCTGCAATACGTTTACGTTTAGCATGGATGTTGCTGTATAGTCCTTGTTTAGCCATGTTATTTCCCTATTTTCTTTTGAGCAACCCTGTGTGCCTGTGTAAAAGTTTTCCCTGCTCTCATGTTTTTTCTCATTTCAGTCATGTGTTTAGGGCTGTGGTGGGCAGAATGTTTTTTTAACATTTCTTTTTGTCTTGGAGTTATGTTTGCCATTTAATATCCTGTCACTACGTCTAAGATCTCTAGATCGTCTATCTCAAAGTCATATGAATATGCAACTTTGGCTAACTGATCTGTGTATGCAAAAGCGTCTATTAAGTCATCATGTGTCAAGGGGTCTGGGAACTGAAACAACTGATCCATAAACTTACTGTTCCACTCGCCTTTGCCTAAGGTAATCTGACCATTCTCAAATCTACCTTGCAAAGCCCACATAATCCTGTCTGTTTTCTTTCTATTGCCGTGTGTAAGTTCTTCAACAACAAAAAACCTACCATTTTGTTTCATCATGTCCATCAAGGGAGACATAACAGCTTGCTTAGATATACCACGTTCAATGCCTACACTTATAGGCCTGTAGTCTCTTACAGCCTCAAATATCTTTCTAGCTGTTTCCGCTAAGTCCCACCTACCGTAGATAATGTTTTCTAAGTACCACCCGTCCTCATTGACCTTCACTACCGCTATGGCTGATTCATCCAGCTTAGAGTTTTTAGTTCTTTTCTTACTTACGTCCTCAAAACCAGCTAAGTCAATACTAATGTAATAGTCACCTACGTCTGGCTTGTCCCCAAAGCTTACCCACTCCTCTTTAAACATCTCTGAACCTCTGGCTTCAAAGGATGCCATAAACTCCTGTCGGAATGCGTAGGAAGACATGGACTTTTTAGCTAGGTCTATTTCCTCAGAGTCTAGTAATTCGTTGTCGTAGCTAGTGAAGTGCCATGCTTCATAAGAGTTATCGTCCTCTAGTTCAGCGTATTTGTACATTTCATAAAAGTGGTTACGTCCCATAGGCGTACCTATAAACAACGCACCACCCTTCTGGTCAGCTAAAGCAGGTCTAAGGATCTGCTCAAAGACCTCTGGTTTCATGTCTGCGTACTCATCCATCACTAGAAACTTTAGTGACACACCACGCATAGTCTCTGGTCTGTCTGCACCTTTTAGGCTAATAGTTGCGCCGTTGACCAGTTTTATTTGTAAATTATTAATGTGAGCACCCACTACCACTGGATGCGCTAAGTCTAGTAGTGTTTGCCACATGATGTCTCTAGCCTGACCCTGTGTAGGTGCTACATAAAACACTTGGCCTTTGTCTGCCTGTAGTGCGTTTACAATAAGCATCCACGCAGCTAGTCTAGATTTACCTGTACGCCTACCAGCAGCTACAATCTTAAACCTAGTGTCATCTGCCCATACTTGCTTCTGCCAATCTAGCAATTGTATGTTTAGTTCAGTCATAAAAGTATTTGACTACTAACTCATCCAAGTCTTTCTCTTCCTCACACTCATACTCAGCATCTAAATCAGGATTGCCATCCCAGTTAAGATCCTCTTGTTTTGCTAGAGTCTCTCTGTATTCTTTACTATCCATAAGTCCACATCACAGGTGTATCAGTAGGTCTAATATCCACATGAACAAAACCACCAGCAACACCAATCCCTGTAAACCCTAGTTCTATAGCTTTCTTAACTATAGTGTGCCTTTGTATACCTGATGACACAGCTATGTCTGCTGCAATGCCTTGGGCATGAGTGCCAGCTATAGGTTTCTTTAGTTCTATAGGATGCTGTGGGGATCTGTAGCCGCTGGTTATTACAAAAGGAAAACCACAGGATTCCCTTAGCTCATCTAAGGCAAGTATTAATTCATCTTCTATTTCATTCTCACCTGTAACTTGACACACAAATTCATCTTTAGTAAAATACTTAAACATCTGTGTATTCTCCGTCTATAGGTTCGCTAGGTGACACATCTGTCTCTACAGTGCCTCCTAAACCAGAGATTGTTATGTTTACTGATGATCTACCAGAGGCTGCATCTTTCTCAAAGTAACTCAAGGGTAACATACGATCCATTACAAGCTTCCATGCAGCCGCTTGATTCTTATGGTCATCATTAAGTGCCGCATCAAATATACTGTCAAGTACTTTACGAGATTTAGGTGACGCAAGCATACGAGCTTTATACTCATTGATAATACCAGCGTCCCCTTTAGGTCTACCTAGAGTTTTTCTAGATCCTCTAGATTTAGAAGTAACCTCAGACTTCTTAGGTCTGCCTCTTTTTCTTTTAGCAAGAGCAGGTTTATTATCAATATCCATGTGTATTTTACCTTATTGTCTCTCTAAGAATACAATATTAGTATAGCATATTTTTGTGTACTTGTCAAGTCCTTTTTACTATTATTTAGTAGTGTTCAATAATACTATAGTAATCAATAGCTTGGCTATGTCAGTAGAGGCTTGAATTACAGGGGTTTTCTTTAGTTTCTAATTTTAGCTCTGGTGTACAAGAGTGCCTACTATAATTACTACAGCTACGCCAGCCCCTCCCCCGTCCCCTCTAGCATACCCCAGCCCACTTGTCAACAAAAGATTACAAAAGAATTCACCTATAGCACACAATGGAACACAAGTAAACACTTGACATCTAGAGCAAACTATGGTAGCCGCGCCAATGGCTATCACAAGTGGCTAGAGAAGTCAAGAGTAAATAAGTGTTGACAA